CCTCATTGTAATAGTCTCTAAGAAATAGAAGTTTTAAGAGTGCCACTACTGCATCAGCAAGTTCTTTATTAGGAGCTACTAAATTTTTAGGTAAATAAATATAGTTTTTATCTTTGACTATATCCTCATAAGTTGGTACAGGTGCTTTTTGTTCAAAGCCTTGCAGGGTGTAAGGTTTAGTGGAAAGTGTCGGATTTGTACCCCACACGGGACAGCCTTCAAAATCATAATAACTAAGGTCGTCTTCTCCTTCAAATTGTACTTCAATAGGATAATCGTAAAAATGTATTTTCTTACAAAATTCATTTTCTTTTATATCCAATATTTTTCCTTTTTTATTTGGTTTATTGACTTGGTCATAGACCTTCATTCCTACTTTAAATACTGTTTTCATTTTCTTTGCTATTTAATGTTACCAACAACGATAAGTTGTAAATAAGGCTTTGTATTGTGTTATTTTGCACGTTTAATGAAATATACATAGCCTTCAAAAGGTCTTTTTCAGTTAAATCTTCTTCAATAAAGCCACTAATTGTTTCTTGTAGATTTAATGCTGATTCTTTTACAAGTTTTTCAGAATCTTGTATTATCTTCTTAGAGTATTCTTTATTTGTCATTTTCATTATTTCTTTAATTTTACTTATAAAAACTTCTACTTTTATGCAGCTCTAATACCTCGCTGCTTTCCTTTCTGTTTGCCTCAATAAACGCCCTTGCTTGCTGTATGCTAAGGTGTGTATTGATATTGCCGTAAGCGTGCGTATATTCGCCATTTGCCTGTGCTTCTTCTATCGCCTGCTGTATATACTCCTCGCAGTAATTATGCTCAATAGCGTACAAATCATAATCTTTGGCAGTGATACCCTCCAAGTGTGCTGTATCGGTAGCGTGGAATATCTTTTGCCCATTGTTGAGAAATATTCGCCAACCGAAATTTGGCACGTCGTGATACAGCTTCACTGGCGACACTTTAAACGCTCCGTAATCGTATAACTTGCCTACTTCTAACACATCGATATTAGTGAGCCCCCCCAACTTGTCTAACAGAAACTCCCCGCAGGCAATTCGCAAGGTAGGTCGCTCGGCTTGTAATCGTTGTAAGGTGCGTAATTTCAAGTGGTCGCCGTGCTGGTGTGTGAGGAGCACAATTTTCAAAGAACGTTTTACAGCTTCTAAGGCTTTGAGTGTAACGCCGCAATCTACCATTATTGCGTTGTCGTAAACCACAGCGTTACCCTCGCTACCTGAACTAATAACTCTTGTAGGTATCATTCCCATTCATTAGTTGTTAAGTTATAAACACCTCGTGGGAAGTACTTCATTTCGGGGCATTCATCATATTCAAAAGCCCATTTTAAGCCGAAATGCTCAACCATTACATCTCTGGGGTTTTCGGCTGTTATCTTAATCACACAATCGTGGTCTAATGTTTGCCCATTAAAGCGATATACGTGTGATTGTCCTAATGTAAAGTAATGTGTTTTCATCTTTATACGTCTTTAAAATCTACCTTATTAGGCTCTTCACTTGGCAACGGTTGTACAGGTTGTGCATTCTCAGTAGGTTCGTTTTGCTCTACAACTTCTGTGTCTATCACCACACGCCCTTGAGTCTCTACAACGCCCTGCTCTTCTTGGGTGTACATAGCCCCTAATTGCATTGGGAACGCCTCACGCAAGGCTTGCACTTTGGCTACTTTGGCTATCATTGTAGCTTTTTTGTCGTTCCAGCTACTTTGTTTCTTATCATATTCGCTAAGATTAACTTTTGCAACAAAAGGCTTTGAGCGGTCTTTTCTGTACACTTTTGCCCACGCTCCTAATATGTCGTCTGTAGGCAGGTGAAAATTACCCTCAACCTCTATTATCTCATTATTTCGTAATAAGATAAGCCCAGCCTCTAAGCCGTCGTAACTTGGATTAGCTTCAGCACGCTTCATTAGTGCTTCTTTACTGACAATCATTTGAGCAGGATTGTTTCCGAACTTAATGAGGTACGCCTCATTAAGGAAAGGGTTTAATTGGTTGTACTTACAAATACTAATGAACATAGCCACCTCTTGGTCGGTTACCGTTGCATTACCCCTTGTTAAGTATGAGCGTACGATATTGTAAGATAGTTTAACAGGCTCGCCCGCTACTTTGTACTCTGTTTCTCCGTTTTTTGATTTTGAAGGTTGCGTTTGCAACACTGCTGTTTGTAATGTTTGATTTTCCATTGTGCTATAATATTTGAATGTTGTTACTAATGATATACTGTTTTAAGGCTTGTAATTGCTCTCTTGTGCCTTGTACTGTGAAAGTGGTTTGTACCAATTCGGGTGCTGGTTGTGCTTGTGTAGCCTCTTGTGCTGGTTGCACTTGTGCAGGTGATTGCAAAGGAGCTTGTTCTTGTGCTCTTGCTTCGGCTTCTAATCTCGCTTGCTTGGCTGTTGCTCGTTGAGCCTCGATACGTTGTAATTCAGCTTCTCGTTGTTGTTTGCGGTATTGTGCATTTCTAAGCGCAGCAGATACATCAAGCGTTTGTTTATACTCGGTTAGCACTTCGGCTTTAAACTCATCGCTTTCAGGAATAAAGTTTGCCGTTTCCAAATCTTTAACAACTCTCTCAATGGTAGAATCTATACTCTCTCTTAAAGACTTGTCAGAAGTGTTTATATTTATTTTTAAATACAACTTTTCAAAGGGTAAAAAGTCGATATTATTAGCTTGACAAGCCTCAATAAAATATGCTCTTGCACGGTCTTCTTTATCTTGTCTCAAACGGTTATCAAACTCGGTTAATTTTGATTTTAGCGTACTATCTGCTTGTTCATAATGTACTTTGATATTGTCCTTGTACGCCTTTTCGAAGGCTTCATATGGAGCATTAACCATTTCTTTAATAAGTTTTCGCTGCTGTTCAAAAGTCGCAAATTCTTTGTTAAGTTCAGCACGAGTATTTTTAAGAGCTTGTTTTGTATCCTCAGTTACTAACTGATTATCGAGGTTTAGTTCAGCGATTTTTGCCTCAATTTGTTGCCCTACCGCCTTGATACGCTCGTATATGATGATAGGGGGCTGTTGTAATGTTATTAATTGTTCTTCTTTCATTTGGTTTGTATATTTAATTGTTAATTATTGTTCTTAAAAGAAAGTGCCGTGCGTTGTCGTGATGAATTATGTACAGATTTAAGGATAACACGGCACTTTTCTACGAGTATGAATTAATTAAATGATTTATTCTTCTATTAAAAGGTAGTCGGCGGCTGCTTCTTTTGTGTCGAATATTTCGCCTTCATCAAAGTTGTTATACTCGCCACTCTCGAACTTCAACCCGTAGGATATTTGCTTGTTTTTCTCCCACGCTTCTACCATTATACACTCTACCTTTGCAAGGGCTATCTTGTTGCCACATATAGCATATACATTGTTGCCGATATCGTATTTTATCTGTAATTTCATAGTGGTAAGAATTTAAAGTGTTATGAATATACCTAAATCGTGAGAAGCACGCTCATCACACCTATTGCGTTCGTCCTCCCTACGCTCTTCAATAAGTCTCTCATACTCATTCTCAATCTCACCTACCAAAGTAGCCCATTGGTCATCTGTAGTGTTAAGATATATAGTCTGTTTGCCAACAACTTTATATATTTCAGCTTCTGTTTCAAGCTCACCCTGATAATAATTACCCGATAGGCGCATAGTGTAACAGCCACAAGTCGCTTTTAAATACCACCACCCCTCAGGGGTGTTGTACTTCTCTGGCTTCAAAGCACCCTTCAACTGATTAAAAATAGCAGTAGGAATTGTTTCTTCTTCGTCTTCTTTCATATCATACTGAAGTAGCAGAGGTGATACAAGCCCCTGTAATAAGGTTTCAAAATCGCATTTCAAAGGATTAAGAGAATCTCTTAGAGCCTCCTCAAACGCCTCTTTTTCAAACGGCACGCACTCATCATAACGCTTGCCATTCATTGTTACATAGCCATTGAATAGAAGAATTTGGCTACTTTGTTTGCTCATCTCATTCATTTGTTGTAATTTTGCCATCGTAATTGAAAATTTTAAGATTAATATTCAGTTAAGGCGACGCTGGGAAGTGTCGCTTTTTTGTTAGCTATTTTGTCGGTAGCGTTCGCACTCGGCAAAGAATTGAGCCTCATACTTTGATATATCTACCACTTTCTTTTGTCGTTTAGAAGACGGCTTGCTACCTTCCACAATAGCAAGCTCGTCATTAGTACG